TCGACTATGACTTCTGGTAATAAATTGTTAATATTTAAATATTGATCTAAATTACCTGCAAGATCAATAGGTGCACCTTGATATTCCTGTGAAATATAATATTGTTTTAAAAATTCATCAGTAAGAGGACTCTCATCCCTGATAAATTCGGGAAGTTGATTACTTATTACATCTTGTACTTTTACTTTACTTACAATTCCAGTTTCTATCATTTTCTAATTATTTCTCCATTTGGATAACTCGATGAATAAAAATCTCTAACAAATTCTACACCAGAAACCTCATCACCAGAGGAGATAACATCTCTAACCATATTTATGGTGCTATTTGAGATGTCCAAAGATACAAATAAATCCTTTAATCCAACAACATCATTAGATCTTGGAAATGCTTGTATTTCCACAACATTATTCGGTGCAGTTGATGATAAGAAATTGATTGTTGATATATTTATTTCACCTTTTTCATAATCAATAGATCCAGCTGAAGAAACAATATTTTTGATAGTTCCGTCTTCCAAAATTTGAATTATTCGAATTATTCCTGTTTTTAAATCTGAATTTGGAACATCAGAGAAATATAATATTCCAGATTGCCCAAAAATAGTAAATCCTGTTGATTTTATATTAAATCCATTTGCATTTACGAAAAATTTATTACCGTAACACAATTCATATTGTGCAAATTGATTTATTGACAGTTGCAAGTCTCTTCGCATTACAATTTGAGTAATATTTGATGTAATTGACTGATCTGTGTCATCTATAACTTTGAGTAACTTACTATACTTTAATCTTCCTCCAAATTTATTTAAATTTATTGATTTTGCATATTCATTTAACGAATTTAATACATTTGACTTTAAAGTATTCACATTTGACATAACAGAACTGTTATAATACACATTTGATCTAATTTCAATATGTAATAATTTTAAATCTACAAGTTTTTGATTTATTCCTGATATGGTATACTGTTTTAAATTAGATAAAATTTGTTGTTTAGAAAAATCAGACACTATATTACCATTTTTAGGTTTTATACTGATTACAACGGTTCCAAACTCTGGAGGATCTAATTCTTCACCTCCAATAACTGATACTGATTCCGTATTTGGATAAATTTTCTTGATTATAGCTTCGTAGTCTCTTGAAGTAACAGCTCTATTTTGGGATGAATAAGTTATGGGTGAATAATACTTAATAGAATCAATTTCTTCAATATTTCCACCATTTTGGGATGGTATTGTAGTTTTGATTGCAGGATTATCAAAACTAACTGCTACGCCCCCTGATGTTAATTTTCCAGAGAACACAAAATTTTGTGCACCATTACCATCTTCTCCATCAGTTACAATATATCTAACTAATATCTCATTACCATCATCAAGTGGATTATTTCCTAATTTTTTTCCAAAAAAACCATCACCAAACTTTAATTCATATTTTTCATCTTGGATTTCGTTAATTAAATATATTTTTGACTCAGAATTTACGTTTATTATATCATTTACTAAGTTATACTGAACTCCTGTCTTTATTCCTTGACCAGATGGACGTATAAAAACAACAATTTTTGATGTATCTATAAAAGAATTGTCTAAAATAAATCTTTGATCAAGAGAACCATCATAGTTAAAGGTTTTTTCTAGATAAGTTCCTTGAAAAACACTGATATTCTCAAATTTCGCAACACCATTGACAACATTTGTACTTATTGCCTCTGTTATTGTAAACGTATAAGTCTCATTGTCTATATCCCCAGTGCACACTATACCTGGTTCTAGGGTAATGGAACCCACATCACTTCCAATTGTAACATCAAAGGATATTTGTGCCTCTGCTGCTGTCCTAGACCTCGGTGTGTAACCTATATTACCCGATAAGGACACAACATTTTGCCTCAAAGTGGCAGAATCTAAAAAAGATTCATTCACAATCATGTTTGAGTTAAATGCCGTAATATATGTGTTATATGCAAGCGTGTCAATTAACACTGAAAAGTTGGAACCATCAAAATCAAAGTCCGTAAAATTGGAATTTGCTCGAAGATAATCTTTAATTGACGTTTTTATCTGATCGAAATCAAGATTTGTAAAATTTGAATAAGGCATATTACCTTGTTGATTCTAATATGAATGTAAATTCTTGAGTTGGGAACTCTTGACCGACAATATCATATATGACAGTGACCTCAAACTCATTTTCATCTGGTCTTGGGTCAACCTCAACCCTTACATTATCAACTCTTGGTTCAAAATTATTAATCGAAGTCTCAATTTGATTTTGAATAATGTTTGCAGTACCAAAATCAACAAAATCAAAGAGACTTCTATACACATCTGATCCAAAATCTGGATTAAAGAATTTTTCAGTTGGTATTGTCTCAACAACATTACGTACTGACCTCTTAATCGCATCCTCATTTTTGAGAATCGGAAGATCTTTAGTGACTGGGTGGGGTGAAAACGACAAACTTATGTCTTTAAACCCTCTAGACACCCTTTTATATGCCATGAACCAAGTTTTATATTTATTTATACCCTTTTTTTAACAAAATTATCCCAATTCTGGATCAGTAATGATATCTACGACTCCTTCTTGTAATTTTGCGGTGTTTCCTGCTCCAATATTGATGTCAACTGACCTCTCTTTTGCTGTTTTCCAGAAATAATTCTCTTCTGAACCTAATCCATCACGATCATGACCATTCTCCACCTGATAATACACGGTTGACACCTTAAAATCAGGAATCTTAGGTGTCTCAGGAGGTTGTTCACTTGTTGAGTAGTCAATTGCGTCTACATCGGAATGATAGTTGTCAAGAGTACATATGTACGTGCCTGTCTGAGTGCCAAAGTCCCTAGTATACACTTCATAGTGCATTGAACCGATAAATTGCTTCTGAACGGAGACTACTCCATAGTCCATACAGTTCCAAAACTGTAGATTATGAAGAGTCATATCAGGATCTGGTATTTCTGGAGACGAGAGAAACGCAGAAATCGGCAACTTATCAAACATGGCGGCATACTCAGGTAGATAAGTCTCAAAATAAAAGGCACGACCAGGTATACTCTTGGCAGATACCCAGACTCCCTTGACAAATTCACCATGACCACTCTTATGGTCGGTTAGATATTCTTTTCTGACCCAAACTTCATATGAAGGCAGGTTTGTAATTAATGTACTCATTCTTCGTATTCTTTTTGGATTTCGGTTATTAAATCGAGAGGGTTCGGAAGTTCTCCATCGTAAAACTTTTGGGCAAGGTCTTCCATTAAATCAAAATATTCTTCCTCTGTTAGATTCTTACCGAGAATCTCTTGCCCTCGACGAACTCTATATAACTCTTGTTTTTTCATGTCCTACACGAATTCGTGGATCGCACCATATTTTAAATCCTGCTGCAATCGCATCGAGACAAAACGAGACATCCTCGCCGCACATATCCTGTACTTCACCAGACTCAAAGACCTGCATCTTCGGTGCAAACCATGGATATGGTAGTCCTTCGTGTTCAAATACACCCTTTCTGATCAATAACCATCCGAAACCTGTATAGTCAACGGTGAACGGTTTCTTACGTTTTGATATACTTTCGATGGTTTCGTGATTCATTACACCACCATTGCTTCGAAAATCTTCTTCCTCTAACCAGTGTGCCACCGATGTGGTTCTACCATCTTCGGTACAATACCAACCTGCAACAATTTCTCTCTCTTTTTCTCCTTCTGGATTGGCATCAAGAATTAACTGAAAAAACTTTTCTGAGTTAAAAACAATATCAGAGTCAATCCATAACTGATAATCATACTCTAACTTTCCATCCCATGGTATTTGATTCGGTCCTCGCAGTACGTTTGCACCAAGACATTTACAACGGGCAAAATTGACCATTGATGAATAATCTTGTGATATTTGTATACTTGCTCCTGACTGAACAAGGTCAAAACATAACTGTACGAAATTTTTTAAGTATACGTAGGATACTCCTCGACCTGGTAGACAAAATACTATCTTCTTACCCTTTACTAATTCCCTTGCTCTGTTATAATCCCACTCTTCGACCTTTTTCTTTGAAGCATTGGTCGGCGTTTTTGCTTTTACTGTAAATCCTTTAGCCATAATAGATGTGTATCAACTCAATTATACATTATTATATAGTGGTTGTCAATAAGAGTGTTCGTAAACTGTAGGGTCTCCTATACTCTGATCATATACCTCAGTATACGTAATTTCCTCTTTCCAATATGATGTGTATAACTTATTCCATATAATGTCAAACTCTTCCTCATTTAGATTCTTAAACAAACATCTATCATTTAAGTAAATGTGATATGTTTTTTTAGTCATTTTTACCTTCTACTTTAAGTACAACAACTGGTGCAATTACTCTATGAAACTCTCGAAAGAGTTCTTCACGGTTTTCTGCATACTTACGTGGTTCTTCTTCTTTAGCCATCTTCTTCAGTGAGTATGATGTCCCCACTATTGTCAATATTCCATTTTAGCACAAGATCTTCATACCAGTCAAATTCATTAATGATTTCTTCGGGAATTGTAATATGATATTTGTCTGTTACAGGATCGATCTCCACAGTCGAATAAATCTGGTCAAAATTTTTTTTCATTCAATGAACCTTTAC